TTATGTTCATGGATTCTTCTCCTGTATGGCACGCTCGAGCGCTCTACCAAAATCTTCCACACCGCCAAACTTTTCTGAGTTGGTATCCCACAAGTGGTAAATCTCTTCTTTGGTTAAGCTAACCCATTCACGCTCGGTCGCCTTCATCTTGTACAGCAGGATAAGTACTGCAACGGTTATCGGTGCGACAAGAAAGTAAAGTAAATCATTCATTTTTTAATCTCCACAATAGGTCTCATTTTTCGTTGACGAAACTCTTCTTTGACAAGTGCAATTGCTTTGTCCATATCTTTTACAGTAATCAAGTCCATCTGCGCGTCATGCAGTTCCATCATTAAGTTCAACGCATTCATCTCAGTTGACCTGAGAATAAACTTGTTGGTTTCTATACCACGCCTACCAACATCACGTAACGCATCAAGCCCTTCGCTAACTACGTTTGCGTACTCGCGACCAAAGCCAAGTCGATAGAGTGCTTCAGTAATATTGGCCGTTGCAATCAGTGTATCAATATCGTTGCGTGTTGCAAGTCCTTTAGTCAATGTCTTCATTGCTAAGTGGTTCTTGATTTTTAAATCAACCAGATAGGTATCGTACTTTGCTATAGGTGTCATCCCTTCTACTACATACCCAAGAGTGTTTGTAAGTATTGCCCTTGGCCGGTATTTGCTACGTTTTCGCATTCTCTACTTCGTGCAACTTGTACATGTAGTGCAATGCTTTGTTTCCATCATCACTGCCGTCTTTACGTCCTGCACGCATCGAGTATTTAATAATATTGCCTTTTAGAAACCCACGGAACTCCTCGGGCGTTAACACCGCGGCCATAACATTCCATGGTTGTACGGGCATATCTTTGTAGTGTGATCCACCAATTTGCAAATCGTCTGCGGTTTCCATCGTCTCAATCATTTTGCTCATCCTTCCTAATTACCTGTTTAAGATTACGTCCAGTTACTCTGTTCGTCCAACACGAGGCACAAATCCATCGTGAGGAATTCATTTGCACGCCGCCCTCTGGCGGTCGTAGTCGCCTTCATCCCATATATCGTCTGGCCACACAAGTATGGGTGTCTCTGGGCCCAAGTAGCCACCTTCGATGTTGAACTCAATATACTCACGTGCTTCTTCGTGCGACATGCCATCGCGCTTCACGAGAATATCCCTGATTTTTTCTGCATCGTAAACAAGTACGTTAACCATTTGTTTGTCTATACGTACATACGCGGGGCCAACAACGGCCTCATCATAGCCCGGGTATTTAATCATTGACTGCTCGCTTTCCTAATTCTTCTAGTGGTTTCCACCCAAAGCGACGCCATACAGATTGCACGTCTGCACCTGCAGTCCATACAAACCTGCGATCGTCTGCAGGTATTTGCGGGTAGCAAACTGATTTAACCGGGATGCCTTTGTGAATGATTGATTCTGGTTGGTTCATGATAGTACCCTTTACACAATTGGTTTAAAACAGATTGATCCAACCACTTCACCGCGATTAACGATGTCGTAGTGTTTGCCAACGCTTTTAGCGCCGTTACGTGCCATGTCACTTAGTACTACAGTTAGTGAACGTCCCAGTGTGGAAACGTACACGACAAGGTTTGTTTCATCGACAGACAACCATTCTCGGTCTTGGTCGATGTTGACACCCAGTTCCTCAAAACCGCGCACGAGTTTTGTCTCGATGCGCGTCAGTCGGTACTGAATGTCTTTTTCTTTGTTGAAGGATGTGTTCATGTTGTTCTCATAATGCTACGGTAACCCGTGTGCCAAAGGGCTCACGTGGATGGGATTGGCCAATGTCGGCCCAGATGACAGGATAGGTTGGCTCCTCGCATTCGTCCAAGTTGCCCTCCATGTCAGTGAAGAAAATCATGCCGCAGTAACGCTCGTCTGATTTGTCGAGGTGCTCGAACACTGGCTGAAAGCGCGTACCGCCACCGCCCTTGGGATGAAGGGCAAGCATGTCGTCACGCTCGAATCGCTCTACGTGTGTCACGTGGTAGTCGCAGTAAATAACTTCTACGAATGATGGTTGCAAGTCGTCAACGATCGCCTGAATCTCAGCAGCAATCTGATTGCATTCCTTGGGGCCCATCGATCCTGATGTATCAAAGCCAATAGCCAAGCCACCGAGTGAGTCAGTGCGAAGCGATGGCAAGTACAAGCCAGAGCCAATGAAGCGACGAGAAGGACGCATGTACGTGTAGTCAGCGGCGGATGATTCAGTCATCATGGAACGAGTCACGTCTTGCCAACGCACATTGGGTTGACCTACGTTGTCGAGCACGCGATCGATGAGGCTCGAGCCCTGACCACATTCCTTGGCCATCCTAGCGGCGGCTACAATCGTTGCCTCCATGTCAACACGAGTCGCATCATCTTGGGCATCTTCGAGATCACCCTTGCCGTCGAACCCACCTGCATTGGGTTGGCTTTCCTCATCGCCATCACCTGAGCCTGAGCCCTTGCCGCCTTGTGGGGGCGGGGGATTTTCTTTGAGCTTGGCGTAGACTTCCTCGGAGGACATGCTCTCACGTACCCAGCCTATGTTGACACCACCCTTGGGTAGTTGCCACCCACGGCTACGAATGTACGCATTGATAAGCGCATCATTGGCGTAGTTCCACAAGCTAGGATCGCGTCCCTCACGACGCCACATGTGCATCAGCACAACGTGCACCGCCTCATGCAACACAAGGCCGAACAATTCCTCGTCAGTCAGCGGATCACAAAACGCAGGGTTGAAGCGAACCCACGCGCCATTAGTCCCTGCAGTAGATACCTTGTCAGATACCTCACGCTTGACGCGTGTCATCACAGCGGCAATGAAGGACTCACGTAGGCCGAGCTTGCTGTATGCAAGATCGATCCGGTCAGATAAAGTGGTCATAATTTCTCCAGTAAGTAAACAAGTTAATCCCGTGGGATTAGGTCAATTATATTCCAATGCAAACAACGACTCAACAAACACACGCGCAGTAGTCAAATCCTCAAACTCTTGCACATCATCAAACGTGTTGCGTGTCACAACCCACCCACGATCTGAGTCGAGTAACCCAGATATGTTGTAGGCGGGGCGGACGAACGCGAACGCATGCTTGACGTGCATTTGCTTAAGAGAGCTAGCCTTCGAGCGTTTCTCAACGTAGGCAGTCCACGAACCCACGGGTGTGTTCTGCCATCTGAGCTCTGGTCGTTTGTCAACCATCTTCATTTCATTGCGAACGCTGCTTGATTAGCGATAGCCCACTGAGTGAATGCTGAACTCTTAGTGATCGTGCGGTCACGCTTGTGTGCAAGTTTGATGGTGAGTGTCTGCACATCACCGGGCATCTTAGACAGGAACTTCCAAGCCTTGTCGAAGTTGGTAGCGTCGAGGCGTGTAGCCAAACCCATAGCGACGCAATAGCGTACGTTGAGTTCCTTGGGCACAGGCACGTCCTTGCCTTGCAAGATGTCCTCGATACGTGGCATCGACTCCCATACACGCAAGTGTGTCTCAAAGATCATGGCCGACTCTTCACCCACGTCACCTTTGATAAGCTCGACGCGATCCTGCACGGGCAGGTCAAGCTCCAGTGTGTGCGACACAGCGAACCACGAACGGGGTGAGGGGAACGGGCGGATGTCACCAGTGGGCTCGAACTTGTGCAACAAGTCAGGGCGATCTTGCAACAAGGCCAGAATCTCTGGGCGAATGCCACGTGTGATGGCGTGTGCTGTGAAGTCGTCGATCGTCGTGTTGACGTCGATGTCGCACATGCGGTTCTGCAGTGGTGCGGCTAGGTTGTATGTCACGCCTCGGTCGGTCTTGCGATTGCCTGCGGCAATGACCATCCACTCTGCGGGGATGCCAAAGTCCTCGGGCGTCAGGCACAACTGGTACGCGGCCGCCTGCACTGAAGGCGGTGCTGATGTGATCTCGTCGAGGAACAGAATACCCGCGCCATCTGCGGGCAAAAAGTCTGGGCGTGCCCAGTGTGTGCGGCCGTCAACTACGTGCGGGATACCGCGCAAGTCAGTGGGCTCCATCTGTGCTAGACGTAGATCAACTACACCCTGCCAGTTGGATACATGCTCAGACAATAGCTTGCTTGTCTGGAACACAACCTCGGACTTGCCGATGCCCGATGGGCCACGCAAGAAAGTTGTACGTGCTCGTGTTTTGTCGTTGAGGTAACGCTTAACGAGGATGGGGGTAACGTGTGCAATACGCATGATGATTTCCTATAAGTAAACAAGTTTTTAATCCCACGGGATTAAGGCTCCCGTGTGTGCCTATCTTACTTGGGTTCTGAGATGAATGCAAATCAGAACTCGAGCATCTCGTCGATGGACGCAAGCAGTGCAGTTGTCTGTACGTTAACTGCCTTGCGTTTCTCAGGATCGTCACGCAACTGTTGTGGATGCGGCGTCGTGTCGATGACTGTCTTTGCCAGTGCAAGGATGTTGTCCGGAAGAATGTCAGCGAAGTCATGCAACAAGTTTATCTCCTCGGCAATATTCTCGCACACTGAGTCGCGGAATATGGGCGAGCGAATCTCACCTACACCGGTTCTCTTGTTGATGATCTCGCGCTCACCTTTGCCCGTCACATCATGTAAGCGAGCGACCACTTGCTTGAGACGTTCCAGTGGTGCACGCATGATGGCGTTCATCGATTCCTTTGTTGCTTCCTCAACTTGCTGACGCAAAGTGCTGAGCTCTTCTTCCTGCATGGATACGCGGAAGTCACCCATGTCAGTGACGGGGCGGTAGTTGATCCTGAAGCGAAACGCTTTGCGTAGATCAGACAAGTCAGGGTATGCATTGGGATCGAACAAACTACCTTGGCTGTTCTGCGCTAGCATCATGACGTTGCTCCAGTTGTTGAGGAACGCAGTCACCGCCTGATCGAACTCGAGATCGAACTTGGCCATGCGGTCAGCGAACTGCATGAAACGTGAAGAGGGCAACAAGTCCTCGCCTCTGTGCCACGGGTATGTGGTGCTGTCAATGTATGCACGGGCTTGCGTCTCCACTGCAACGATTGGTTGGACAAGTGACTTGGGGTACAAGTCCTTGCGATACTGCCCTGCACCATGGGCGTTGTTGGCAGACTCGGCATCGGCCGTAGCCTTGCCGTCCTTCTGTGTCATCTGTGGTTTGTTGACAGTGAGGGAAACTAACAGTGCGTGATCTTTAATAGACATAATGTTCTCCAGTTAATAAGTTAATCCCGTGGGATTAGAGGGCGTCACGAATGACGGTACGAACAGCTTCTTCGAAGTCACCGCCTGAGAAGTTGGGCTCGAAGTTCTCTAGCTTCTGGTCAACAACGTCGTCGATCTTGGACTCGAAGTCAAAGTCGTTCATGGCGTCCTCAACCTTTGACTCGATCTGGTCGTCGATGTAAACAGCAGTCGCGTTGTGCACAGCCTCGCGGGTCTGGTCGTCGTCGTTGAGTAACTCAATGAGTGAGCTACGTAATGCCTCTGCGTCAAGCGCAAGCACGGCCTGAGTTTCAGCTTTCATTTTGCTGATAACTGCGTCTGCAACGTCCGACACAAGTTTGTCGTACACGCCACCGAAAATAGATAACAGTTGTGATTGATCCATGATGATCTCCATAAGTAAACAAGTTAATTGATCCATGATGATCTCCATAAGTAAACAAGTTAATAAAAACTTACGTGAGTAAGTTAATCCCACGGGATTAGGAAAAGAACTAAGGGTGTGGGCGATCCCCTAGTCCATGTCATTATTGTAACAGGTTGTTGTATGGTTGTCAAGTCAGAGGGCTAACTCCAATTGTCCGGGATGCAACGACGCGCGTCTATCCCATTCCAGTTCTTTAATGGCCTGATTGATCGTGTCAATCTTGTCTTCTTCCAAGTCAGTGTCAAGCGCAAGGCCGCTCTCGTACCCACCTACGTTGTACTGATGCGTGAAGTCAGGCACGCCATCCACCATGAGTGTTACCTCAAGATGAACCCAGTGCCAATCGCTATCGTACCAACCCTTCAGATACTTATAGTCCTGCTCCACTGCACGAAGGCGATCCTCGGGCGTCTTCTGCCCCCATTCCCTGCGTGCAACTTCTAGCGATGAGAAGAAGTCGTAGTACAGGCGTCGCACAGTTCTACCTGTGTTTGTAAACAGTGGTTTCAGC